TTACCTCAAAAGATACAAAGATTACCAGCGGTGGAGACAGTCATTTCAACAGCAGTGCGCAATACGAGACTGCCAATCCAATACACCATAATGGCCCTGTAGCATCAAAAGCATCAGCAGCAGGATCTGCAACCGAAGCAACTATTGCTATATCAGCAGCGTTCCCGCAGCGTGTTCCACAACACGAGCCGTGGAAAGGACACGAAAACTGGAATCCGCCAGAAGTTACTCCTGATAAAACCGAAGCAAAAGAAACTAGCCAAGATGTGCATTTTGCAGACCGCAAAGGTCCAGGAGATCGAACTCCTATTGATGGACCTGATATGCCAAAAATTGTGCCATAAATATTGTATAAGGAGAACATATGCCATATCAAGACCTACGCAGAATTGACAACGGACAAACAGGTCCTGCAGGTGGCCCAGCGACTCCAGAAAGCAGAGGCTTTGGCAAAGGAGCAGTAGATCCAGCAGCACCAGGACCCGGTGAAGGTAGTTTAGACGCAGCAGCAGCTTCTGCCCAAAATCAACAAGCCGCAGCAGATTCTCGCGGCGGTAACACAGAACCAGAACGCACCGAAATACTTGATCCAGCTTCATCGCCTGTAACTATTACCGTTGATACATTTGATGTTCCTGGCGCTACAGTAACACCTTGTGCTGGCCCGGCAGGTGCACCTGGTGGAGGCGGCGGTGGAGGCGGCGGCCTAGCAGGACAAGCACTGGGTCAACTATTAGGCGGTTTGCCAGAAGCAGCTCAACAAATGGTTAATGCTACTGGTGTAACAGGCGCATTAGCCGGTATAGCACAAGAAATTGATGGAGAAATTGCAGGAGCATTAGGGCAAATAAGCAATACATTCAACCAAGCAGCTGGTGCATTGTTTACAGATGTAGCAAATACAATTACTAATATCCCAGGTTTAGGTCCTGCAATAGAAAATATTACAAAAAACATAAGTGCATTTAACAGTGATTTACAAGGTGCTTTTGCAACATTAGATCCTGGCCTACAGCAAGTTATAGGCACAGCAGTAAATGCAGTGGGCGCAAATATAAACAATCCGTTGATACGCACCGGATTTACTACTCTTTTTACACCTGCACAAGCAAGAGGAATTATACAAGGTTTGCAATTACCCAATAATCCAGCAACGCAAATAGCACAAATAGCAAGAGCATCCGGTGTAGCTGCTCCGATTATGAACGAGTATTTTGGTAACACTGTGTTCTCTCAATTGCAATCAAGAGCACTAACAGCTTCTACACAATTGAATAGAGCTATTGTGCCAAACGGAACACAATTTCAAGTTAGGCTTCAGTTGCCCACTATTAATCCTGCGGTAACTCAAGTAGTTAATGGAGTAATACAAAATCCAAACACTATGGTAAGTCAAGCACAAGCAAGAATTAATGAAACTATTGGTAGAATATCAACAGGTGGATTTTCGATAAGGGTTTAAAATGGCAACTACAGATAGACAACTTTACAAAACAACAAACATAAGCGGCGAAACAACAACTATCCCTGCATCTAAAAGATACAGAGGCATAAGCACAGTTACACCAAATAAAACAGCATCGCTATATGATTTGCAATTAATCAAACAAGATATTATAAATCACTTTCATATACGTCAAGGCGAAAAGCTAGAAAATCCTACTTTTGGCACAATTATTTGGGACATACTGTTTGAGCCTCTTACCGAAGGCCTAAAAGACGCAATTATTCAAGATGTTACTAACATAATAAACTATGATCCTAGAGTAACTGCTAGCAATGTTCTTATTGATGAATATGAAACAGGATTGCAATTAACCTGTGAAATAACTTACTTGCCATACAACATTAGCGAAACTTTACAGTTAAAATTTGACCAAAGTATTGGTTTAAATTAAAACTACGCACTTTATTAACTCAGATAAATATCATATAAAGCAAGGATAAATCTATGGCAAGCACCGAACGTCAAAATAGACTGCTATTAGCAGAAGACTGGAAAAGAGTCTATCAAAGTTTCAAATATGCAGATTTTCAAAGTTATGACTTTGACAACCTGCGTAGGACAATGATAAATTACATACGTCAAAATTACCCAGAAGATTTTAACGATTACATCGAAAGCAGCGAATACCTTGCTCTAATTGATTTGATTGCTTTCCTAGGACAAAACTTAGCGTTCCGTGCCGATCTCAATGCTAGAGAAAACTATCTAGAAACTGCTGATCGTAGAGAAAGTGTGCTTAGACTAGCAAGACTTATAAGTTACAACGTAAAGCGAAATCAGCCAGCTTCAGGACTGTTAAAAATTGAAAGTATTTCTACTACAGAAAATATTATTGACAGCAACGGACTTAACCTTTCAACCCAGTCAGTTCTATGGAATGATAGCACTAACGGCGATTGGTTTGAACAATTTACTAGAATTATGAACGCTGCATTGCCAGTGACTAATAAATTTGGACGTCCTATAAAAATTGCTACAATACAAGGTGTAACTACAGAACAATATAGATTTAATTCTAACAGTGCAAACTTGCCAGTTTTTGGTTTTAACAAGCCAATTGATAGCCAAGGAATTAATTTTGAAGTTGTAAGTGCAAATATCGACGACGAGTCAATATACGAAGAAGCACCGTTGCCTAGTAACAGATTAGGGTTTTTATACAGAGATGACGGCCAAGGTCCCGGCAGCAACAATACAGGATTTTTCTTCCATTTTAGACAAGGTAAATTAAAAAACAATACTTTTGAAATTGCTACGTCTGTGCCTAATACTACTATCAATATTGATAATGATAATATCAATAACAGTGATGTATGGCTTTACAAATTAGATAGCAATGGTGCAGAAAGTGAACTTTGGGAAAAAGTAGATAATGTTGAAGGAAACAATATAATTTACAACAGTGTATCTAAAGGTATACGTAATATTTTCACAGTGTTAACTAGAATAAATGATCAAATCAGTTTAATATTCAGTGATGGAACATTTGGCGAAATTCCAAAGGGTAATTTTAGAGCTTACTATAGAGAAAGTGCAAATATAGAATTTACTGCAACACCAAACGATCTTTTCGGTATAAACATCAAAATTCCTTATGTAAGTGCAACTGGAAAAACTGAAACAGTTAGCATGACTCTTGCATTGCAAGAAACTATATCAAATGCAGCAACCAGCGAAAGCAGTGACAGTATAAAACAGAATGCACCAGCAACTTATTATACTCAAAACAGATTAATAACAGGTGAAGATTATAACATTGGCGCACTTAATGTATTACAGGATATAATAAAAACAAAAGCAATCAATAGAACCAGTAGCGGTATTAGTAGATACTATGATCTAAGAGATGCAACTGGAAAATACAGTAATACTTTGCTGTTTGGAAATGATGGCATTCTGTTTAAAGAAGTATTAGACAAAGATCAAACATTTGACTTTATTACAAAAACAGATATCGAAGGGGTGATAGAAAATACTATCGAACCTATGTTAAGAAATACTAGATTAAAAAATTATTACTATGATAATTTTCCTCGCAACGAACAGATTACAAATCTTAACATTGTATGGAACTTAACAACATTCGATACAAACAGAAGCACAGGGCTTTTTCTAGATTCAAATGATTTTGAAGTTCAAGTTTCTAGCTTTACTACAAGTATTTTAAAATTTGTAGAACCGGGCAGTCTAATTAAATTTACAGCACCTGATGGTTATCACTTTATGGAAGATAACACACTTATGTTAGGAGCAGCAGATCACTTGGGTGCCCGTGATTATATTTGGGTTAAAGTTATTAGTGTCGAAGAAGATGGCACTGTTATTAGTCCTGACACTGGACTAGGCCCTATTGTTTTAAATGATCGTGTGCCTACAGGATGTAAAATACAAGAAATTATTCCAATATTTAATGATGAAATTTCTGTAGATGTTTCAAGACAACTAGTGGATCAAATTTTTGCCTATAAAACATTTGGATTACGTTATGATGTATCACTGAGACAATGGCGTATTATTATAAATGAAAACCTCAATGTTGCAGATGACTTTAGTTTAGGTAAACAAGGCGATGTCACAGGAGAAACTTTAGATAGCAGTTGGTTGTTATTGTTTGAAACAGACGGTAGGAAATACAATGTCAAAAGCAGAGGAACACGATATGTGTTTGAAAGCGCCGACGACATAAGATTCTTCTATGACAGTAGCGATAGGATTTACGACAGCAAAACTGGGCGTATTGTAAAAGACACAATAAAAGTTTTAAACATCAATAACCAACCAGATAGTTTAAGTCCTTTTACAGTAGACTGGACATGGAAGATTGATAAAGAATTTAAAAATGTAGCAGGATATATCAATAGCAAAAAAATAGAATTAAGTTTCTTTGATTCAGATGACGACGGCGTTGTAGATGATCCAGATGTATTTGAGCATTTGATTGCACCGTCTACAAATTCAGATACAAAATATATATTTGAGAAAAAAGCAATTATCAACAGGACAGAAACATACAATTACATTTCTGCAACAGAAGCAAATATAGCAGTAATTGCATCAGAATCTGTAGCCAATCCGTTAAGTCAATGGGCAGACGGAAAAGTGTTTTATATTCCTAATAGAGATGTATTTTTAGTTTATAACCAAAGTGCAAACAAATTAGAATATACAAATCAATACAAAGCATTTGTAGGTAGAGATAATCTAAAATTTGAATATAGTCATGCAGCAGATGAAAATGCTAGAATTGATCCTAGCAGCAGTAATTTAATTGATGTTTATTTACTGACACAAGGTTATGACACAAATTATAGAAATTGGTTACAAGGCAAAGTTCAAAACATGCCACTGCCACCTAGTAATGATCAACTGTTCCTGCAATATGGACAGGATATTAATAAGATAAAAAGCATAAGCGATGATGTAATTTATCATCCAACAAAATACAAACCATTGTTTGGGAGCAAGGCTGACGTGGATTTACAAGCAAGTTTCAAAGTAGTTAAAAACAGTGGAAGGGTTGTAAATGATAATGATGTAAAGTCCAGAGTAATTGATGCAATTAACACTTATTTTGCATTAGAGAATTGGGACTTTGGAGAAACATTTTATTTCCAAGAACTAGCGGCATATATTACTAACCAATTAGCACCTGATATTGTAAGCATTGTAATTGTTCCAACAGCAGCAAATCAAGTTTTTGGTAGCTTGTTTGAAATAAAAAGCGAAAATGATGAAATTTTTGTAAGCGCAGCAACAGTAGATGATGTTGAAATTATCGATGCAATTACAGCAAGTAGATTACAAGCCAATGGTGAAGTAGTTACAAGTGACCAAAGTTTAAATACTGGAGTGCAGAGTGAATCTGCAGACAACGGCGTTATTATTACAAGCACAGGAAATTATTAATGGCTAAAGACGATAAAACAGTTCCGCAACCAGACGGCAAAAACTACAAAAGATCATCTGCAGAATTTCTACCGCAGTATTTTAGAACACCAACTAACAAAAAGTTTTTGCAAGCAACAATAGACCAATTTGTTTCAGACGGGGTTGTTGAAAAAATCAGTAGTTTTGTAGGGAAGAAAGAAGCTAAAGCAGTTTCTATTAATGATACTTACTTGCCAGAGGTAAGCACTGATCGTGAAAATTATCAGTTAGAGCCATATGCAGTATATAACGATGATCTAGGCAACACCGAATTTAGTGCGGACTATTTAGATTACATTGGCCTTGTCAATACATTCAGAGGAAATACAGAAAATCATAGTAAATTAAATGAACAAGAATTTTATGCATGGAACCCGCATATTGATTTTGATAAGTTTACAAATTTCCGTGAATACTATTGGCTACCGAACGGTCCACAAGAAGTGCCTGTAAGAGGACAGAGTAAAGACGTAATAAGCACCTATACTTTAACAACTGTTACTGATGACGACAATACAGCATTGTTGTTTACTCCGGATGGACGCACAAGAAATCCTGAACTTAAATTATATAGAGGACAAACCTATCGTTTTGAAATTAATGCAGATGGGTATCCTGTAACAATAGCAATTGATAGAAATTTTATTCCTTTTTTATCTAACGAAGATGTTGTAAACGAAGTAAGTGCCGAAAACAATATTATAAATGAAATATTTGGACAAACTTTAACTGCATGGGTTGAAGGAATAGATTGGCAAAATGTTAGATTAGAAACAAATGAAATTAATGCTGGCAAGGGTAGTATTAATATATCTCAGTTTGCTAACCCTGATGTTGTAACCAGTATTGTTAATGTTGCATTTACCAGTTTCCAAGAACAGTGGAATGCTTTGGTAGATCCATTAATAGATAGTTCTGATTTACTTTGTAAAAACGATTTACAATTGACAAGCACATCTGGTAACGATACTATTATATCGGACCAAATAAGATATGATAGGCAAGAATATATTGCAGATGCTAATTTTTCAAATTCTACACTTGCAATTAAAAATACAATTTTTTCTGATGTAGTAAATGAAGTGCTAAAAAATTATACCGATCTTGACAGAGCTGAAGTTGAAAAAGCTCTTTACGATGCGGGGCAAATTTCATTAGATACACTGGACTTTAGCTATGCTATCAAATTATACAATTTTACAGAACGCAGTGCTCAAGCAATAACACAAGGCGATGAAAATCAATCTTTTGTGTATAATGAAGGTGTTAAATTATTTCCTACACCCATTGAAGGCGACACAAACGAACTTAGCGATTTTGTAAATCCTGGCTATATTGAGAACGGAGTTTTAGAATTTACTGTTCCGGATAATGCACCTAACGAATTATACTTTGTAAGTCAAACAAATATTGATACAAGTTGCCGTTTGCGTGTTTACGATATAGAAGAAAATTCGGAGATTGATGTAGAACAGGAAATTATCGGAAAAAAGACTTACACTACATCTGCAGGATGGGATTTTTCAAATGGTATGAAAGTTTACTTTATAGGAGACGTTACACCTGCAAAGTATGCTGAAGGATTTTATTATGTCGAAGGTGTTGGCACTAGTATTAACTTAATACCTGTTAATGAATTGAGTGTGCCTGCAATTTTCACACAAGATACTCAAGTTCCTTTTGATTCGAATGGATTTGACAGAGTGCCGTTTAGTGATGCATTAAGTTTTGCTGGGACAAAAGATTATATTGTAATCAATCGCAGCAGTGCAGATAGAAACGGATGGACTAGATACAATCGCTGGTTCCATAAAGATGTTATTCTAAAAAGTGCTGAAATTAATTTACAAGAACAATATGCTTTTGACGAAGCAGCAAGAGCAAAAAGACCTATTATAGAATTTGAATCAGGCTTGCGTTTATACAATCACGGAACCAAAGCTAAACAGATTGTTGACCTAGTTGACGATTATACAAAAGATGTTTTTAGCATTATCGAAGGCACAATTGGTTATAACGTAGACGGAGTAGATTTAGCAGAAGGTCAGAGAATATTATTTACAGCCGACCCAGATCCGTTTGTATCTGGTAAAATCTATGAAGTTAAATTTATTGATCATAATAATAAAAAGAACAGAATTAGCCTTGTAGAAACAGCTGACACTGATCCTGCTGTTGACGAAACTGTGCTTATCAAAAATGGTAACAATTATGCTGGACGTATGTTCTACTATAATGGTGATACATGGACATTAGCTCAAGACAAAAATGCAATTAATCAATTTCCAAAATTTGATTTATACGACAAAGATGGTAACAGTTATGGCGATATAGACGTTTATCCATTAACAACATTCAAAGGTAACAACATATTCTCTTACCAAGTAGGCGAGGGTGTAAATGATACAGAGTTAGGCTTTCCTGTTGTTTATAAAAATCTTGTAAATTCAGGAGATATACTTTTTAACTTTGATATGCTGAAAGAATCTTACACATACGAAGTTGCAGGTGTTACAGTAAATTTAGAAGCAGATGTTGCTTATATCAAAAAATACAATATTGCTGGAGATGAATTTGCCTATGAAAATAGTTGGAAAAAAGCAAATACAAAAAGCAGTCAATATGTTGTTAGAAAATACACAGGACGTGAACAGGTAAATTCTTTCAAAATAGATTTCTTTAATAACAGTGCTAGAATACAAGATTTAAAATTAGTTGTATATCATAATAATAAATTAATGATTGAAAACGTTGATTATGAGCAAATCAACATCAATCGTTCGAGATTTGTAGTTTTTGAAAATGACATAGATTTTGATGATATAGTTATTATAAAAGGAAAAAGTAATCAACCTAAAAATGCAAATGGCTATTATGAAACACCTTATAACTTAGAACGCAATCCTCTAAATGATAATATAGAAGAATTTACATATGGACAAGTTGCAGACCATGTTGAAAACTTGATTGTAGAATTACAAGGATTTGAAGGTATCCAACCTGGTAGAAATAATCTACGTGATTTAGGATCTGTATATCAATATGGTAGAAAATTTGTTAAACACAGTGGGCCATTGAATTTACCTTTGGTTAATTTAGCCAACAAAGATAATAATGTAATCAATGCCATTAGGTTTGCAAAAAAAGAATACAGTAAATTTAAAAGAGATTTTATACAGGTAGCCGAAACACTAGGTGTTGATACATCAGTAAAACAACACGTCGATTTAATACTTGCAGAATTAAAGAAAAACAAAAGATCAAGTATGCCTTTTTATGATACGGACATGGCAGGATCTGGCGGATACAATAGATTAGAATATACAGTTTTAGATATTGATGTAAAATACTATGCTTTATCTGCTCCTTATTCTTTATCAATTGAAAATAGAAAGGCAGTATATGTATACGTAAACGATTTACAAATTTGTTACGGAGTGGATTACACTTTTACTAACGAAGGTTTTGTTTACATAACTAAAGATTTGGCTGTTGACGATACTATTGAAATTCGTGAATACGAAACCACAGAAGGCAGTTATATACCTCCTACTCCAAGTAAATTGGGTATGTATCCAGCATACAAGCCAGAAATATTTGTTGATACAACTTATGTAGATCCTGTAACTGCAATAAGAGGACATGATGGCAGTATCACAATTGCTTATGAAGATTACAGAGAT